GACGAGAAGCCGTCGGGGCCGTTGACGACTTCGGCGCCATCGATGACGAAGACGGGCGAGCCGTTGTCGTTCATGTAGGCCATGAGCCACGGCACGAGGTCGACGTGACCGACTTCGGCAGCACGCTTCCGAATCGACTGGATGCCCGCGAACGTGATGGGTTCTCCGAGTTCCTTCCGTCCGATGCTCGCCGAGTAGATGCCCATCGGCGCGCCGGGCCAGTGTTGCCTCATTTTCTCGGCGTTTTGCTCTATGAGCTCCTTAACGTGCGTGAGCATCAGCACGCGCGTCTCCGGCCAGCTCGTGAGCGCGTCGCGGCAGAGCGCGGCGACGATGTGCGACTTACCCGCGCCCGTAGGGAGCACGAGGCACGGGTGCCCGCTCGGGTGCGACTCGAACCAGGCGTAAAGCTGGTCGATGGCGCGTTGTTGGTACTCGCGGAGAGTGACGCTCACGCGAGAATCCTTCCGCCAAACTTCGTGCGCAGCCGCACCACGTCGGGGTCGACGCACGCCTTCGGATTCGCGACGATCTCCGACGACGAGAAGCCGTCGGGGCCGTTGACGACTTCGGCGCCATCGATGACGAAGACGGGCGAGCCGTTGTCGTTCATGTAGGCCATGAGCCACGGCACGAGGTCGAAGTGAAGCGCATGGCACTCGTGCGCCTCGCGTTGCCAGTCGGTCGGGATGACGTTCTCGCCGTGTCGAGCGCACGTCCACGTCGACTCGGGCGTGGCGGTCGAGTGCGCGCAGGTGCGGCAATTCGCTTCGCGAACCACGCGAGATCCGTGGCAAAGGTCGTGCGCTGAGCACCACTTGCACTCGTACCAAGTCGGATCAGTCGAGATCGGCGGCGGCATCTCGTCTGACGTTGCGATGCGCTGCCCTCGCGCGATGGCGCGCTCTGCGTGCTCGCGGTCGTAGCGCACGCGCTCGGTGTAAATGCGATCGTCGTCTTTGCAGATCGCGACGTAGAGTGCGCGATCGACGCCGGTTCCGCGCATGTAGATTTGCATCTGCGTGAAGTGCTTCGGCTGGCTCTTCTCGACGCCATCCTTCTCGACCGCATCCCACGACTTCTTACTGTGCGTCTTGATCTCGAGCACGTGCGCAGCCTTCGGGGCCTCGGGCACGCCTGCGGTGATGATGCCGTCGATGGACCCGCTGACGTGCGAGCCGAACTCGACGCGCGTTTGATCGGCGCCGGTCGCGCGAACCTTCATGCCGATTGCGCGCAGGTCGTCGACGACCGTCTCTTCTTCGCGGTGCCCGCGACGGAAGACGCGCAGGATGCGACCGTCGAACTTCTCGCGCACGGCCCACCTGAAGCTGAGCCAGAGCTTACGCTCGCACTTCTCGCCGAGCGTGCTCGCGCCCATGTGCGGGCGAAAGCACTCCTTGTGCGACGCGCGCTTTGCCTCGTGCGCTGCGTCGATGAGGGCGGCGATGGTGTTCTGGGGTTCGGGAATCTTCATGGCCTTCTTGCTCTGGCTGGTGCTATCGGAAACAGCGAGGGACGCGGGCGAACGCCTTCCGTCCGCGCCCCTCACTTCTTCGCACTACGTGCGCGTCACTTCGCCCACGGGGGCTTCGGCCCGGCCTTCGCCGGTGCAGCAGCCTTCGCAGCCGCCGGGGCAGGCGGCGCGGAGCCTTCGAGGGCCTTGTGCGCCTGGACTTCGTTTTGCGCGTCGTAGCCGTTGCTCGCTTCGCGCACCTTCAGCTTGACGCTGACGTTGCAGCCGAGGAGCTGGTCAGTGTCGTTGACGCGGGCGAGCCCAGCGCAGCGGCACAGCTCTGCGAGCTGCTCGCGACCGATGGATTCGGCCTTCGGGTTCTCGTTGCGCACGTTGTAGTTCGACCAGACCTTGCGGCCTGCGCCGGACGGCCCGCTGATCGTGTACTCGACGCGGAGATATTGCCCGGTGCCGCTCTTGGTGGCCTTCACCTCTGCGCCGGTGACCGATGCGGTGTACCAGCCGGGGGCGAGCACCTCGTAGCTCTTCTCGGTGGTGGGGACGGAGGATGCGTCGAAATCAAAGGATGCCATGGTGTTCAGTCTTTCTTGAGAGGTGCGGTGATGGAAAACGACGGGCGACCCGGCGTCGTGGTGATGGCGCCGAGAAGCGGCGCGGTGATGGTCGGCGCTGCGGACTTCCAGGCTGCGGCGTTGATGTCGGCGGACCAGCGGAACAGGCTCCCGAGGTGCTCGGAGAGGCCGTGCTCGGCAGCAAGCTCTTGCAGCTTGTCGGCGTCGACCTTGCGGTTCATGCGGCCGACGACCTTGATGGCGTAGCCCTGCTCGGTCTTGGCGTTGGTCGTGCCTTCCTTGCCCTCTTCGAGCGCGAGGAGCTCGACGAGGCGGTCTTCGATCGTCCGTCGACGAGCGACCGCGATCGCCTCGTCGGCCTTCGCGTCGCACCACTGGGCGGACAGCTCGTCCAGTTCGCGGCTCATGGCGTCCCCGCAATCTTGCGGATGACGGCGCCGAGGTCCGGCGACTCCCACGCGTCGAGGCGCCCCGAGCGATCCTTCGCCGTCCAGAGCCCGTCCGGGTGCGCCATGAGGGCGCGTTGCGGCACGCCGTCGCCGTCTTTCTCCACGCGGAGCGCGAGCACTTCGTCGAAGAAATACGGCAATTGCTGACCCGTCTTGTTGCCGGGCATCGATGGCGCGTAGAAGACCTTGCCCATCTCGTCGGTGGACTTCTCCAGCTTTGCGCTCATGTAGACGTGACGGCCGGGCAGGTCGCGAAAGGCGCGGATGAGGTCCGTCATCTGCTCCTGCATGGCGCCGTAGGCTTGGCGCGGGTCCTTCGCTATCTTCTTCTCGTAATTCAACACGACCTCGGCGATCTCGCTGATGGAGTCGACGGCGACCGACTCGAAGCCGCGAGCCTCGTCGGAGCCCGCGAGCCACTCGTACGCCTCGCGCAGCGTCGCCATGCTCGACACCTCAACGTACGGCAGGTCTTCGCCGACGAGCGAGAGGAGCCCCGCCTCGGCCGAGATGATGATGGGATTCGGGAGCGTGCGGATGAGGCTCGTCTTGCCTGCGCCGCTTGCACCGAACACGAGCAGCTTCACGCCGTTCGTGTGGCACTCCTTGGTGCGCTTGATTGAAATGGCCATGTGATTGCTTTCTCCGTCGGTCGGGGAATCCGGTTGACGGGGTGCACCGGCGGGGCATCGAGCTCCGCTCTCCCTCATGGGCGGTGCCGGTGCGACTCAGTAGGCGCCGCGGTCGAACTTGATGCCGCGGGCCGCGCACTCGGCCTCAACGGCGTCGTAAAACGCCTTCATGAGCTGCGCGATGTTGGAGTCGTCCTTGCGGTTCGCAACCGCCTCGCCAGCGGCGCGGCGCGCATCACGAGCGGCAGCGATGGCGGCAACACGAACGGGGAAGAGTTCGGCGGGGGCGGCTTCGAGAATCATCGTTTCGTTCCTCATCGCCTCGGTCGGGTGATTCCGGTTGGGCGATGTTGACGTTCTAGCTTCGTCGCGCTATGTTGTCAACACTGAGTCGTTAAAAAAACGACAGGAGACATGTAAGATGCTGACACTAAAAGAGATTCGCAGCGCACTTGCCGACCGAAGGCTCGACGTAGTGGCCGAAGCGACCGGGCTTCACCCGAACAGCATCGCCAGGATTCGAGATGGGAAGAACGAGAACCCGCGGCACGAGACGGTCGACGCGCTCTCGCGATACCTGACGAAAACCGTGAGGCCCGCTCAGGGCTGCTACATGGCCGAGATTATCGGAGCGGAAGTCGTAAGGCCAGCGGATGACGCTGCCGACCTTGTGGTGACGTATCGGCTTCTCGATTCGAGCAGCGTGCGAAGCGCGGTGTACACCGTGCGAAGCAGCGACCCGAGAAAAGAAGACGGTGGCCGAACTGCGCTTGCCGAGCTTTGTCGATCCATTGGAATCGCCAGGGTTTACGACGTAGAGGAACTCGTCGGCAAGCGGCTCCGCATTTGCTTCTCGGAAGAGATCGTGCACAAGAAGGTGCAAAATGGCTGACCTCACACGCTACTTCGGCGGGCAGCCGTTCGTACCGACCAACGTCGTTCCGCTTCGCCAGCCGGAGGCGCCGGACGTGCAAGCAGCCGACGCGATGCGCGCGGCAGGCATCGAACCGCCGCCGCAGCTACACTTCGACGGGAAGGTGCACCGCTTCTCGACCGACAAGAAGCGCGACAAATCGGGCTGGTACGTCTTCTTTCCCGATGGCATCCCGGCGGGGCGCTTCGGTGACTGGCGCACGGGGCTCGATGTGCCTTGGCGAGCGGAGGCCGGACGCGAGCTTACGGACGCCGACCACATGGCGTACGCGAACCGGATTCGCGAGGCGCAGAAGGCGAGAGACGCGGAGCGCGAGCGAGCGCAAGCCATCGCCGCCGACATGGTGGATTCCATCTGGGCGAGCTGCGCGGGTGCCGACGATGCGCACCCATACCTGACGAGGAAGGGCATCCGGGCGCACGGCCTTCGCATCACCTCCGACGGTCGCCTCGTCGCACCGCTCTACGATGCCGACGGCTCGCTTTCATCGCTCCAGTACATCGACCACGCTGGCGGCAAGCTCTACCATCCCGGCGGAGCAGTCGGCGGGCGCTTCACTGTCATCGGCACGTTCGATGAGCCGGGGCCGCTCTACGTCGCCGAGGGCTTCGCCACCGCAGCCACCGTGCACGAGGTGAGCGGTCGTCCCGTCGTCGTGGCGTACAGCGCGAGCAACATGGTGCCCGTCGTTGGTGTGTGGCGTGAGAAGCTCGGCGCATTTGCGGAGATCGTCATCGTGGCTGACAACGACGCGGGGGGAGTGGGGCAGCGGTACGCCGAGCAAGCATCGGCAAAGCACGGGGCGCGGGTCATCATCCCGCCGGAGCTCGGCGACGCGAACGACTACCGCGCCGCGGGGCACGACCTCGCCTCGCTCCTCGCCCCCGCCCGCGATGAGTGGCTGATTCCCGCCGACGACTTCGCCTCGAAGCCCGCCCCGATCGCGTGGCTCGTCAAGGGTTGGTGGCAAGCTGACGCGCTCATCATGGTGCACGGCCCGAGCGGCGGCGGGAAAACCTTCGTCGTGCTCGACTGGGCGCTTAGGATGGCGGCAGGAATCGACGACTGGCACGGCGCCAAGGTTCGCCCTGGTCCCGTCGTCTACCTCGCAGGAGAGGGTCACCACGGCCTGCGCAGCCGCGTCGCGGCCTGGAAGCAGCACCACGGCGCAAAGCGTCTCGACATGTGGCTCTCGAAGGCCGGGTGCGACCTCAACACGCCGGAAGGCTACCAGCGCGTTGCCGACGCCATCCGGGCGCTGAAGGTGCTTCCGCGCGTCATCATCGTTGACACGCTGCACCGTTTTCTCCGTGGCGACGAGAACAGTGCCCAGGACGCGAAGACGATGCTCGATGCTTGCGCGCGCCTCATGGCCGAGTTCGCTTGCTCCGTCGTGCTCGTGCATCACACCGGCGTCTCTGACGAGGCGCAGCACCGGGCTCGAGGTAGCTCGGCGTGGCGCGGTGCGCTCGACATCGAGATCAGCGTCGTTCCGCCGAAGGGCGACGGCCCCATCGAGATCGTGCAGCGCAAGAGCAAGGACGCCGAACTGGCGAAGCCGATGCACGTCGAGCTCCACCAAGTCGAAATCACGGGGTGGCTCGACGAGGACGGGCAGCCGGTGACGAGTGCCGTCATTGTGGCGGGAGAAGACCCAGGGCCGACGACGAAGCCCGCCAAAAAAGACAGCCGCATCGAGAAGCACCGGAAGACGTTTGAGAACGCCTGGTGGGACTCCGGCGCGGAGACGAGGGACGGTCAGCCGTACATCAGCCGAAGCGCGCTGAAGTCGTACTGGCTCTCCGCCATGGGCGTTTCGGAGTCTAACGCATCGCAGCAAGTGAAGCCGTCGGCCGAGCCAGGGAAGATGGTTCGCGACCTTCTCGACGCTGAACACATCATCGCACATGAAAACGGGTGGTGTACTATGCCGTCAATTCACGCAGATTCGATGATGCTCAGGAAAAATGCACGCTAAAATTATGTGTAGTACTCACGGTACTTCTTGTACTTTTGTACGGCAAGTACATGGGGCAAGGCGTCTACGGGTAGGTACGGTACGTACTCTCTCTCTCTATGAGAGAGAGTAACGTGAGTACCCCGTACGATGCGGAATCTTTTGTACCGTCAAAACAGAGAGAAGGGAGCGCGTCATGGAACGTAAGCGAAGGATGAAAACAAAGAAGCCTGTTCAAGCGGAAGCAGTCGTCAAATATGTCGACCACCACTACGCGGATTTTGACGCCAAGCTACCGCCGTCGTACGGGCTCGAGATGCTTCAGTCGATGAAGAGCCTCGTGCACGAGATCGACAAGCTTTCGAGGAAACACAGCATGGGCATGGCTGATGCCGTCGACGCGGTGTGGCTGGCCGACTTCCTCGAAGCCGTTGTCGAATGCAGGGCTGAGCGATTCAACGCGCGACGTGCTAAGAAAACCGAAGGCGAACAATGAGCAATCGAAACACACCAGCGACGAAGGCCGCGAAGATCGACGCCGTGCTCGCGAACATGTGCAATGGAATGTCCGCGTTCAAAGCCGCTCAGGCTGCGGGCGTTAGCTGGACGGCGTGGAATGAGTGGGTGTCGAATGATGCTGAACTCGCGAATAGGTACGCGCGCGCGCGCGAGAGCCTAATTGAGCGCATGGCGCAAGAGCTCGCCGACATCGCCGACGAGCCGCCGCCGCTTGGTCCTGATGGGAAGGTCGACGGCGGCTGGATCCAGAAGCACCGACTCCAGGTCGACACGCGGAAGTGGCTCCTCTCGAAGCTCGCCCCGCGCAAGTACGGCGAGCGGCTCGAAGTCGCTGGGGACGCCTCCGCGCCGCTCCAGGCGGCCGTCACGGTGTCTTTCGTGAAGCCGGGGGACAAGTGACGCATCTGGCAGCGCGACGCGTTTACGGCCCCTCCTGGCGCCAGCAAAGCGGGTCGACGCGGTGAGCGGCTCCGTCAGCCTACCCGACTGGGCCTCGGTGCTCTTCGACGAGGAGCCGCGCAACATCGCCGTTCGCGGAGGTCGCGGTGGCGGCAAGTCGCGCAGCATCGCGACGGCGCTCGTGCTCCGCGCGGCACAGAAGCCGCACCGCATCCTTTGCGCGCGCGAGATTCAGAAGAGCATCAAGGATTCGGTGAAGCGCCTGCTCGACGACGAGATCGAACGCGCCGGGCTTCGCGCGTTCTTCACGTCGACCGACACGGAGATTCGCGGAGCGAACGGGTCGCTTTTCCTCTTCGCGGGCCTTCGCATGAACGTCGATTCGGTGAAGTCGATGGAAGGCATCACCATCTGCTGGATCGAAGAGGCGCAGAGCGTCTCGCAGGCGAGCCTCGACGTGCTCATCCCGACGATTCGCCAACCTGGCTCGCAGCTCATCTTTTCGTGGAACCCGAAGGCCGCGACAGATCCCGTCGACGCGATGTTCTCCGGCGAGACGATGCCGCCGCGCTCGAAGCTCGTGACCGTCAACTATGACGCGAACCCATGGTTCCCCGAGGTGCTGCGCGCCGAGCTCGAGTACGACAAGCGCCGCGACCCCGACAAGTTCCGCCACGTCTGGGCTGGCGAGTACCTGCGCAACTCGGAGCGGCGCGTCTTCAAGAACTGGCGCGTCGAGGAGTTCGAGGCCCCGCGCGATGCAGTGATTCGCTTTGGCGCAGACTGGGGATTCGCCGTCGACCCGACGGTGCTCGTGCGCTGCTACGTCGAAGGCCGGACGCTCTACGTCGACCACGAGGCGTACGGCGTCGGCGTCGAGATCGTCGACACACCTGCGCTATTCCTGACGGTGCCAGGCTCGGAGACGTGGCCCATCGTCGCCGACTCGGCGCGACCCGAGACCATCGCGCACATGCGGCGGCACGGCTTCCCGAAGATCATGCCCGCGGTGAAGGGGCCGCGGAGCCTCGAGGAAGGCGTCGAGTGGCTGCGCTCGCACGATATCGTTGTGCACCCGCGCTGCGTGCACCTCATCGACGAGCTCACGCTCTACAGCTACAAGGCCGACCCGCTGACGGGCGCGGTGCTCCCGGTGCTCGAAGACCGCGACAACCACGTCATCGACGCCCTGCGCTACGCCTGCGAATCGGCACGCCGCACCGCTGCGGCGAAGCCCGTGGCGGCGGTGGGCATCGCCCCCGTGGCGCACGCCTGGCGGAAGTGATACCGTCGCGCCCATGGCCGAGACGAAGACCGAGCGCCTCGCGCGCGTCCACCAAGAGGCGCTTGCGCAATTCGACGAGATCCAGAGCGCGCTCCAAGACGAGCGGCGTCAGTGTCTCGAAGACCGACGCTTCACGGCGATCGCTGGCGCGCAGTGGGAAGGCCCGCTGCAACGGCAGTTCGAGAACAAGCCGCGCCTCGAGGTGAACAAGGTCGCGATCGCGGTGAAGCGCATCGTCTCCGAGTACCGCGCGAACCGCATCACGGTCGATTTCGTCTCGAAGGACGGAGCCGAGGACCGTCTCGCCGACGTGTGCGATGGGCTCTACCGCGCCGACGAGGACGATTCGGTTGCTGACGAGGCATACGACAACGCCTTCGAAGAGGCGGTCATGGGCGGCATCGGAGCGTGGCGCTTGCGCGCGGTGCTCGAAGACGAGCTCGACCCGGAGAACGACAAGCAGCGCATCCGCATCGAGCCGATCTTCGACGCCGACACGTCGGTGTTCTTCGACCTGCAAGCGAAGCGGCAGGACAAGAGCGACGCGCGCTACTGCTTCGTCATCTCGTCGATGACGGTGCAGGCGTACCGCGACGAGTACGGCGACGATCCGACGAGCTGGCCGAAGGAGGTGCAGGAGACGTACTTCGATTGGTGCTCGCCTGCCGTCGTCTACGTCGCCGAGTACTACCGCGTCGAGGAGCGCACCGAGGTTCAGCGCGTCTTCCAGCTGCTCGACGGAAGCGAGCAGGTTTACACGCGCGAGGACTTCGACGCCGACGAGACGCTCGAACAGATGCTCATGAGCACGGGCGCGATGGAGCTCCCGCAGCGCCGACGCAAGAAGCGCCGCGTCCACAAGTACGTCATGAGCGGCGGCTCGGTGCTCGAAGACCACGGCTACGTCGCAGGCCCGAACATTCCGGTCATCATCGCCTTCGCCGAGCGGCGCTTCATCGACAACATCGAGCGAGCGAACGGTCACGTTCGCCTCGCGAAAGACGCGCAGCGCATCGCGAACATGCAGCGCTCGAAGCTCGCGGAGATCAGCGCGCTCTCGTCGGTCGAGAAGCCTATCTTCGTGCCCGAGCAAGTCGCGGGACACCAGATGTTCTGGGAGCGCGACAACATCGAGAATTACCCGTTCCTCTTGCTGAACCCGGTCACGCAGGCCGACGGTTCAACGAACCCGATGGGCCCGGTCGGCTACACGAAGCCCGCGATGGTTCCGCCCGCGATGGCGGCCCTGCTGCAAGTGACCGAGCAGGACATGCAGGACACGCTTGGCAGCCCGCAGGCCGCCGACAAGCTCGTGTCGAACATCAGCGGAAAGACCGTCGAGGCAATCCAAACGCGCCTTGACGCGCAGAACTTCGTCTACACGTCGAACTTCGCGAAGGCGATGAAGCGCTGCGGCGAGGTGTGGCTCGGCATGGCGCGCGAGCTCTACGTCGAAGAGGGCCGCAAGATGAAGAGCGTCGGCCCCGAGGGCGACGTGTCGTCCGTCGAGCTTCAGCGTCCCGTCATCGCCGAAGCAGGGACGATGGAGCTCGAAAACGACCTCTCGCGCGCGTCCTTCGACGTGAAGGCCGAAGTCGGCCCGAGCACGCAGAGCAAGCGCGACGCGACGGTGCGTTCGCTCGCTGGTGCGCTCGCTGCGTCGAGCGACCCGCAGGTTAAGGGCGTGCTCGAACTCATGCTCGCGATGAACATCGAGGGCGAGGGTATGACCGACGTGCGCCCGTTCTTCCGCAAGAAGCTCGTCACGATGGGCGTGCTCGAACCGACGCATGAAGAGGCGCAGCAGATGGCCGCCGCCGCGCAGCAGCAGCAGCCCGACCCGCAGACGCTCTACTTGCAGAGTGCAGCCGCCGAGATGCAGGCCCGCGCGACGAAGGCGCAGGCCGACACGGCGCTCGCCATCGCGAAGAGCGAGGAGACGAAGGCGAAGACCGTCGAGACGCTTGCAAACGTCAACATTTCCGCGCAGAGTCAAGCCATTAAGACGGCAGAAGCGATCGCGCGAGCCACTTCCGCGCGACCGCCGACACCGGCAGCCGGGCAGCCGATGCCCGAGTAGCAGCGCGACGTGTGATGACAACCGAAGAGCAGGAGACGACCACCGAGGCCGAAGAGACCGCCCCCGAAGTCGAAGTCGAGGAGCCCGCAGGCGAGCAGACCGCCGAGGCCCCCGAGCAAGACGAGGATGCCGTCGAGGACGAAGTGATCGTGAGCGTAGGCGACGCACCGCCGCCGCAGCCCGTCGAGGAGGAGAAAGATCCCCGCCTCGTCAACAAGCTGCGAAAGCTCTTGCGCGAGCAAGAGCGCAAGGTGCGCGAGTACGAGGGGAAGCTAAAAGCCACAGCGCCGGTCGAGCCACCACCGCCGACGCTCGGGGCGAAGCCGAAGCTCGAAGACCTCGACTACGACGCGGAGAAGTACGAGACCGCACTCGCGGCATGGTTCGAGCGGAAGCGCGCTCACGACGAGCACGCGACGAAGCAGAAGCAGGCCGAAGAGACGCAGCGGCAAGCGTGGCAAGCCCGCCTCGACGGGTACGCGAAGGCGAAAGCATCCCTTCGCGTGCGCGACTACGAAGAGGCCGAACACGCCGTCACCGACGCCCTCGACGTGACCCAGCAGGGCATCATCGTCAGCGGCGCGGACAACCCCGCTCTCGTCACCTACGCCATCGGGAAAGACCCCGCGAAGCTCAAGGAACTCAAGGCCATCACC